TCTGAGGTGGTGGTGGGTAATCTATAAAGTACAGTAGACCTTTAAATATATTCAACACACCGAATCAGTTATTATCCTAGACACCCTACCCCCCTAAAACTGAGCGATAGTACAACACATTAACTCTCTGAAAAAATTGGGAAAGTATTTTACCCTTGACTTAGTAATTCAATCACGTTATAATACATTATCAAATCGAAATGGTGTTTATGTTCCCTTAGCTCAGCTGGATAGAGCAACTGCCTTCTAAGCAGTAGGTCGTAGGTTCGACTCCTACAGGGAACGCCATTCGTTTCTTTACTTTGTTTCTTGTGATTTTTCTTCGTATGTATATGGACACCCACCCCAATCTTCGTTATCGTCATTAATGATAACACCTCGATTATGTTTCTCTTGCAGATATTGTTTTTCTTGTTCGTCCATACAATTACTTATAATATACGTTGTCAATAATTTACAGGTATTTTGTAAATCGAGTCAATAATTTGTGTAGAATCCTTGACAACAATTTACAGATGTTCTATCTTTGTTCTTTCCTAGCCCCGAAAAAAGCGTTGCAATTCCTAGCGTTTTTCTCTATTGACAAGGGGGCGGTTTTCTGTTACTATATTCTTATATGATAAAAAACTATACTATGAAAAAGAACGCAGTACGATTAAGAAGACTAGAGTCTCGTATTGTTACTGCGAAGAAACTATTGTATTCTGATTACAATGCAAGAAGATCGTTGTTTGATGTAATGCAAGAGTTAAAAAATAAACCAATCGTGAGAGGAGTATATGTTCATGGATAACTTTGTAATAGAAGTCAAAACTTATATGAATGATCTTATAAGTAAAAGTGTAAAGAACAAAACTAAACTTTGGGATTTGCCGACTAAATTAGATATACTAAAAAAGGTTCATAAGAAATACGGAAACTTTGGGTCGGACATCGCAAAGGCGGAATGGAAGAAAATCAAAGAATCAAATGCAAGGGAAATGATATGAAAAAATTTAAAGACTTTGTAACACTTGTTCTTGGATGTTTAATCTTTTTACTATTGACGGAACCTGCACGAGCGGATACACAATGGATAACTGTAAAAGATAGTTGGGAAGTAATACGAACAGAAAAGATATATGTCAATGTAGAAAAGAAAACAGAGACAGGAAGAGTATATACTTGTAAAGATGTAAAAGATCATTCAGATGCAATCGGAAAAGCAATGATACTAGCAATCGCAGGTTCGATGATTGATAGTGAACATGCCATCCTTGGCGCATTCACAGGACTCGTCACAGGCAATTCTGAATTGAAAAGAGTATGTTACGATGAGATACAATACGAAACACACGTTATCAAACAATACTCACATACATTAATTACCCTATCAAATGGTAAAATAGAAGTTCAAAAGAAGATTATAGAATAACTTACGTTATAAATAACTATATAAATAATCTTATCTAGTAGGAGAATAAAGTATTATGAGTATAAAAGTAAATTGGTTGATTGCTCACAAACCCGTTAATCTGTTTATAAGAACAGCAAAAGCATTTCAACAAGCAATTCAACAAGCATCGCATGGAAGATATGAAATCGTAATCCATGAAAAAGAAAGTGAAGAGCATTTCCTAGCAGAGACAGGCAAACAACCTGTTGATGCATTATCAACAAACGATTATCAAATGTCACAAACCGAAGTGTATAAAATCGGAACAATGCACGAAGGTGTAAAAGACTTCCTAGCATTAGACTTACCCTTTCTATTTGAATCACATGATCACTGTTCAAAAACAATGGAAGGTGCAATCGGAAAAGAATTAAATAACAAATTATCTAAACATCTTAATGTACAAGGACTAGCATATACTTACTCTGGCGGATATAGAAACTTTGGTTCAAACAAAGAAATTACAAACCTAGCAGATTTACAAAATTCAAAGAAAGTAAAAGTTGGCGGAAATCCTGTCTGTCAAGATTATTTAAAATCACTTGGCGTTGACTTATCAAATCAAGTTATTCAATCAAACAAAGAATGGTTACAAATGTCAGACCTAGATGCAGAGTCAGTTGAAAATACTTATACAAGATTTCCCGAAGCTCAGTATTGGTTAAACACAAACCACAATATGTTTATTACAGACATCATGGTATCAAATGAATTTTGGAATACATTGTCGGAAGAAGATCAAGAGATTTTTTCAAGTGTTGCAATCAAAGTAGCAAGACTAGAAAGAAAATGGTCAGAGGAAGATCATGATAATTACGAATTAGAATCTAAGAAAAACGGAAAAACAATTACACCAGTTTCAGAAATAGATAAAGCAAAGATGAAAGAATTAGCAATTCCTGTTTACGAAAAGTGGAACAAAGAGTTTTCAAAACTATTAGTATCTAAAATTAAAAGATACGCAGCATAAGGAAATATAAATGGCAAATTTTTGTATATCAGGTCAACTTCAAGAATACAAGGGGTTCGCACACTACCTAGTCTATCAAACTTTATTTGCAAGTATTAGAAATAGTTCTCATATTAATATGATAACAGTAGAGGGTGTTAAAGATTACGAATACGTTCAACCATTTAAAGATAACGTTGGCGTTGACGAAGACGCAATGAAAGCTGATGATGATACTGCTAGAAAAAAAGCATTAAACAGAGTTTACGCTATGCCAAACTATGCGGCAGGTTCAAATCTTAAAACACAAATTGATACAGACATTGCAGCTATTAATAAATCTTGGGGTTCTGATTTAACAGTAGATAAAATTGTTTATTCAGTTAGACAAATTACAAACTATGGTACTGAATTATACGGAGCGCCTTGGTTAAAAACTGAAACTGACTCAGTAGTTACAACTGATTATGATAAAGTAAAAGCCGCAGGCGATAAAGTAATTCATGTAACTTGGAATGATACATCTGATTCAAATAGTCATTGGTTAAAAGCAATGGCAAGATACGAAGCAATGGCAGGTGGCGAAAGTGTTAATTGGGACGAAAGAAAAAAAGCATACGCAAGAAACAGATTAGCAATTAATCACCCAACAGGTGATAATGATTACTCTTTAAACATCGATAAGATTTTAGACAAAGATGAAACTGAATATGCTAACCTTTGTACGTTCTTAGGTGTTAGTGCTTTATCTGCAGCGACTTGGAAAACTTATGTAGATACATACTTGACAGCGATTGCATAACCTGTTATACTTTTTTTATTATGAAATTGTCGGACTTTATTCAAACAAAAGATTATATTGAATGCGTTGAAAGTTATCCTTTTGCGATACGCAATCTACTACCCGAAGCAAAATCATACCATATCAAACGACACTCTGGTCAAACCGTAGATTATCAAATCGATCTTGAATTAACCACAATGGAAAATGTGGGAACCATTCATACTTCAAATGTAAATGCACCTATGACCGAATGGAAGATGCATGAGAAATCTGAAACTTACAAATGGATTAGTGATCGTGCTTGTGATATTGCAAAAGACATATCCAAAAAAATGGCAAAGGTAGATTTTAAAACAATTGATTGTTGGGGAGTTTACTATAGAGATAGTGATTGGACTAAACGACATTCACATTGGCCATGCGTTTATGCATTTGCTTATTATTTAAAGGTACCAGAAAAACCAGCGCCGATTGTTTTTCCTACTGCAAACTATGAATACAATCCTAAAGTTGGCGATCTAGTTTTATTTCCTGGCCAGATACAACATGAAGTCAAACCTGTTGAGGGTGAAAGAATTATGATCTCTGGTAATTTGATTGTAGATTATAAATAATCTCAAGGAGTATTAAATGAATTATCACATGGGGCTTGATGGATTTATATGGTTCATCGGTGTAGTCGAAAATAGAAACGACCCATCTAAAATGGGAAGAGTACAAGTTAGATGCGTATCGTTTCACACAGACAATAAAAATGATTTACCAACTGAAGATTTACCTTGGGCAACTACTATGTTACCAACTACATCCTCAGCCAATTCTGGCCTAGGTACTAATCCATTTTTAGCTGAAGGAACATGGGTACTTGGTTTTTTCTTAGATGCCAAGAACAAACAACAGCCTATTATACTTGGAACACTACCAGGTAAACCCTCATCGTTAGGAGACATTACAAAAGGATTCAATGACCCTAATGAAAGACCAGATGAAGAAGGTGTAAGTGTTTATCCCTTAGTTGCAGGCGAACCTGATATTGATAAACTTGCTCGTGGTGAAAACACAATCGATAAAACAACTAATCAGACAAAGGATGTGAGCATTGCAAATTCAACGACAACTTGGAACGAACCCGATAGTGCCTATAAAACAACCTACCCTTACAACAGAGTTTTTAAAACAGAGGCAGGTCATGTCAAAGAATACGATGACACAGAGGGCGAAGAAAGAATACATGAATACCATAAGGCTGGAACATTCTACGAAATCGACAAAGACGGAAACAAGTCTACCAGAATTGTTAAAGACAATTATGAAATTATTGCTGGTACCAATTATGTTAATATTAAAGGGAGTTGCAATCTTACTATTGATTCCAATGCACATACTCATGTTAAAGGAGACTACGAATTGCAAGTTGACGGAAACCACACAATCAAAGTGAAAGGCAATCTTGATGTTGATGCAACCAAGATTGATTTAAATTAATGATAGAAATTATTTGGCATTTATTCTTAACAGTATGCAGTGGGTCAACATGTATTAATCAAGATATACAGTGGTTCGATAATCAAACACAATGCGAACAAATGCTTCCACAATACACAGCGATACCTGCTGATGGTGATTGGGATACAGTGGAATATGTTTGTAAACCAATACACTCGCAAGGAACGTAATGGCCGAAGTAACTAGAGTAGGATTAGATAAACACGTTGGTCATGCAAGTCCAACCCCAAATCCATTTCATCAAACAGCATACTCAACAGGTTCAGAAAACGTTTTTACAAACGGTGCAAAGACAACTCGTATCGGCGACACTACTTCATGTGGAGACCCAGCGACAGGTGGTTCTAGTACAGTATTTGTAAACGGAAAAGGTGTTCATCGAAAAGGAGACGCAACGGGTGGACATGGGAGTTGGGTTGCCAACTCGTCAGCATCTGGTTCTGATAATGTATTTGCTGGTGATTAGTCTTATTATCATTATAAATAAATGATAGTAGGAGTTTTCAATGGCACACGCAAACACTGTAGCAGGACAAATAGGTACAGACGCACAGTCAACAAACGAATCTGACAAGTCATCTAGACAATTCAGTGATCTAGATTTATTTTTTGCAAAAAATAGTGTTGGATTTGATGTTAATAAAGTCACCGATATACAAGCGGTCAAACGATCTGTCCGTAATCTTGTTCTTCTTAATCAGTATGAAAAACCTTTTCAACCTCAAATATACGCAGGGGTTAGAGAAATGTTATTTGAAAACATGACGCAGGTCACAGCGATTGTTATCGCAAGAAAGATCGAAGATGTCATTAATAATTTTGAACCAAGAGTTAGATTAAACAATGTAAAATGTTATCCTAATTATGATAATAATGCTTATGATGTTACAGTGGGATTTTATGTAGTAAACGCACCAACTGAATTAGTTGAGTTAGATGTAATGTTAGAAAGATTAAGATAATATGGCAACAACAGTAAATAAAAAAAGACTTAGAGTTACAGAATTAGACTTTGATCAAATTAAAGAAAACTTAAAGTTATTTTTAAAAGCACAAACAGAATTTAAAGATTACGACTTTGATGGTTCAGGTATGAACATCTTGTTAGATACTCTTGCTTACAATACACACTATCTAGGTTACAACGCTAATATGTTAGCAAATGAAATGTTTTTAGACAGTGCATCATTAAGATCATCTATTGTATCACACGCAAAACAATTAGGATATGAAGTTGGTTCATCAAGAGCACCAAAAGCAATATTAAGTATTTCAGTTAAGACAAGTGCAGCTTCAATTACGATGCCTGCTGGAACAAAATTCTCAACATCATTAAGAGGTGACACATATAACTTTGTAACTATATCTGATATTACACAACCTAAGTTTGGTAATTCAGTTAACTATGATTCAATTAATGTTTATGAAGGTACATATGTTGAAACAAGATATGTAGTTGACACATCTGATTTAGAACAAAGATTTGTATTAAGAGATAACAGAGCAGACACTTCTACTCTTACTGTTAAGATAATTAATTCTTCTACTGATAGCACAACTACAACTTATACAAAAGCAACAGACATAACTCAACTAGTAAATAATTCTACTGTTTACTTTTTACAAGAAGTCGAAGGTGGAAGATATGAAGTTTACTTTGGTGATGGTGTAGTTTCAAAAGCAGTTGAAGATGGTAACATTGTTTCTTTATCATACGTTGTAACAAACAAGACAGAAGCGAATGGGGCTAGTAATTTTACACCACCAGGCACAATTGGTGGAGAGAGTGATATTTCAATCACAACAATTTTAAGAGCTGCAGGTGGTGCCGAAGCAGAATCATTAAAATCAATTAAATTAAATGCACCATTAAATTATGCAGCTCAAGGAAGAGCAGTAACAACATCTGATTACGAAACTTTTGTTAGAAAACTTTTTGCTAATACACAAGCAGTTTCAGTCTTTGGTGGAGAAGAAGGTTCATACGACCCATCAACAGGTGTATCATCTACACCAGAATATGGTAAAGTTTTTATATCAGTAAAATCAACAACAGGTGCAAACTTAACTTCTACTCAAAAAACACAATTAGTAAATGATTTAAAACCATACACTATTGCATCTATCACACCTGAAGTGGTTGACCCAGAGACTACATTTATTAGATTAAGTTCTCAAATTAAATTTGATTCAAATTCAACAACAGATAGCGCTGACGCTATTGTAACATCGGTTACAACTGCATTAACAAATTATAATACAAATACATTACAAACATTTAATTCACAATACAGAGCTTCAGCAGTTTCTAGAATTATTGATGAATCAAATACTGCAATATTAAATAACACAACAACAGTTAAGTTATCTAAATTCTTTACACCATCTGTAGGTTCAACAACATCTTATAACTTATCATTTAACAATGCATTACTAAACCCAGAGAGTGGTTATCTTGCAGCCACTGGTGGTATTGTTACATCATCTGGTTTTAAAGTTGGAACAGATACAACATCGGAGTTCTTTTTTGACGATGATGGTGAAGGCAATTTAAGAAGATATTCTTTAGTAGGAACAACAAGATCATACGCAGACTCACAAGCAGGAACAATTGATTATGCGTCTGGTGTAATTAAAATTAATAATATTAATATAACTTCAATTTCAAATATTGATGATGCTACTTCCACACAAATTAGATTAGTGGTGACACCAAACTCTAACGACATTGTTCCTGTTAGAAACCAAATACTAGAATTAGATTTAACAAACACAACTATAACTGCCACAGCAGATACGGAAGCTTCGTCTGGTAGCACATTCTCTACATCAGGTAGTGGGTCAACAGCATCAACAACTGTATCAACTTCTGGTGGTTCTTCAAGCTACTAGAAACAATGAAAGACGAACCAACTTTAAAAAATAAACTATCGCCCCTTATCAAAGGTCAACTGCCTGATTTTATTCAGTCAGATCACGATGTCTATGCTTCTTTTGTAAGAGATTTTTATAAGTTTCTAGAGAGTGCTAAGGTTACATATACTGCAACAACAAATTATGTAATACAAGAACCTGAAACTAAAGCATATATTCTTTCAGAGAATGGAGTTCTAGGAGCACCAATAGATAGAATGGTGTTAGAGGATTCTGTTGAGTTCATAACAGGGGAAACAATCAAAGGTCAAACATCTGGTGCAGAGGCAACAGTCGTTGTTGAAGATGTTAGAGGTTCAGCATTATACATTTCTGCTAACCAAAGATTTGAAATTGGTGAAACAATTAAAGGTTTAACTTCTGGTGCAGAAACATCGTTAGACACATACAGAGCAAATCCTGTACAAAACGTACAACAACTTTTAGAGTATGCTGATATTGATAATACAATACTTCAATACTTTGATCAGTTTAGGGAATCATTTTTAAAAGTTATTCCTAATACATTGGCATCTGAAGTATCAAAAAGAAAATTAATTAAATCAGTTAAAGATTTATATTCAGCAAAAGGAACGTCTGAAGGTCACAAAGTCTTTATGCGTTTATTACTAAACGAAACTGCAAATATATTTTATCCAAATGAAAATATGTTAAGAGTTTCAAATGGTAATTGGAAACAGAAAATAAAAATTAGATGTGTATCAGATGGTCTTGGTGCATCTTCAGAAATACTTAATCAAGTTATTACAGGAAAAACTTCTGGTGCTACAGCTGTTGTCGATGCAACTGCAACATTCCAACAAGGAACAGATTCAGTTTCAGAATTAGAATTAGAAAATGTTAATGGTACATTTGAGACTGGCGAAAAGATTGAAGCAACTTCAAATGAAACAGATACTAAAATTACATTTACAGTTAAGTCAGCAGTTACAGGAACAAATTTAGATAACGATGGTATTCTTCATTCACTTTCAGAAGCATTAGTTATTGATACTGACAAAGGTAATGGATTTGCAGATGTTTTGGTTGATACAATCAAAGAGGGTTCAGTAAGTTCAGTCTTTATTCAAGATGCTGGTAATGCATATGAAGTTGGAGACAAAGTAAACTTTACAGGTGGAATTGGAATTACAGCCGCAGATGGGTTTATATCTGCTGTTGGTGGTGCGTTCTTACTTGAAGACGGAACAGGTAATATACAAAGAGAAGTAGGAACAGTAAATAGTGAAGAACCATTTAAGGTTGCATTAGAAAAGAAAGATTTATCAGATGGTCCATACTACGTTTATGGTACTGCTGAATACGGACAACTTGGTGCAGGTAAAGAAGGTTATTTCTATCCATTATATTTAACAGCCGCAGGTGCAGGTGGAACAAGTAATTCACATACACACACATTTTCAGAATACGCAGATGTTGTTTTCCATATGCCATCTACACAAATGAATCATGCTGTTTCTGATTTACCTACTAACAATACAAATACTGCATGGCCACCTAAGGTTGAAGATAATATTATATTAGATAGAACAGACTCTTCTGGTTCAGATGCTGGCGATAAGATAGAAACAAACGAAGTTCAACTTTCTCTTGATGCATTTACAAATGATGGTGATGTTCTTATATTAGAAAGAGGAACATTTGTCACAGAAGCAGAAGCAACTTCTATTAACAGAATTTTCTTAAATAGTAAAGGACAAGGATACACTTCTCTTCCTACAATATCTATTGATAGTGTAGATGGTACAGGTGCTAAAGTTATTGCATTAACAGAGGATATTGGTGCAGCTGTTTCACTTAAAATAAATGATAGTGGATTAAATTATGATGCAGTTGATTTGCCTGATGCTAGATTTCAAGCTCACTTTATATTAAAAGATGTAACAGGTTCATTTCAAGCAAACAATACTTTAACATCACATACTGGTACAGTAAAAAAATGGAATGCTGATACACAACAATTAGATGTTACATTTGAAGATATTAAAAGAATTGACATGGAGTTGTCAACAGATTTTAGTTTGCCATTTATATTAGAAGATCAAGATAGTGCAAATAATGAAAGCAATATCTTAATGGAAGATATACAATTAGTTGATACTACAATTAATGATAATATTGTTTTAGACGGAACAAGTGTTACACCAGCTCCTACAAGATTTGTACAAACAGATGTAAAAATAAAACAAGAAAGTATTGGTGTATATAAATTTATTATTGATAATGTTGAACAAAAAGAATTAATTTTAAATCAAGGATTTACTTACAAATTTGATTTATCAGACTCATCTTTGTTTAGTGAAATTGCTACAACAAATCATCCATTAGTTTTTAGTTTAACCGAAGATGGTACACATGCAAGTGGGTCAGAATATACTAGTGGTGTAACTAAGTCAGACATTACAGTTGCACTAGGAACAGAAGGTGCATTCATTCAAATTGTAGTTCCTTTAAACTCACCAACACTATTTTATTATAATACAAATTATTCTGGTGCAGGTGGTAGAATTAAAACAATAAAAGTACCAGATACAATTAATGATGAAGACGGAACAATACTATTAAATGGTACAGGTGTTAACAAACACAAAATGCTAATTGAACCAGTGGGTACAGAAAACCCATTGTTAGGTATTGCATTTGAAGACAACTCTGGTTTTATAATTTTAGAATCATCTAATACAACAGTTGTACAAGATGAAGGTAAAAAACTTGTTATAGATGGTTTGATAGATGACTCAACAGCATTTGTATTAAACGAGACATCTGGTGAACCAATGAAAACGGAAGATCACGGCCAGTTAATATTAACTGAAGCTGGAGATACTTTAGTTTTTGAAACAGATGAAACAACAGGTGGTGACTTTATTGTATTGGACGGAACAGACGCAAGTTCAAATAATGCTGGTGACAGTTTAATATTTGAAGATAGAATTGACTTTTCTAATAATGATGTTGTAATAACAGACTCTGGTGGAGCATCAGGTACAATTATTTTATCAGATATTGCTAGAGGTTCTGTATCGGCAGGTGTAAATCAAGAAACTGAAGGTGAATATTTAAATATTAAATCGTTGATTGACGAAGACTTAATTCGTATTCAAGACTCTTACTACTATCAACAATTCTCATACGAAGTACAAGTCGGTCAATCAACAGCATCATACTTAAATGAATTAAAGAAAGCAGTTCACCCTGCTGGGTTCTCACCATTTGGTAAAGTTAGTATTGCAACATTCTTATCGGCTGCAACAAGAACAGCTGGAAGTTCATTACAAGACCCAGTTGATAGTGTTGATACATTCTCACCAATACTTGCATCTACATTAGAATTAGTATTTAATGAAAAATTTTCACGAAGACATTCAATACCAAGTTTAAGAGCTAGAATTGGAGCAAGAACAGAGTCAATTATAATAGATGGTACGGCAACTTCAGCAACTCTTTTAAATGGAACAGATGGTTCATCTACAAATGCAGGTGATAACTTATTATT